AGGGCCGAGTGATGAGACCGTCCGCATCGGGTGGACATGGACATGGGACAGCGCAACACAGGCTGAGCTCGCATGGGCTGACCACGCTGAGGCATGGGAGAGCACGGACGAGCCAGACACCTATACCGTGAAAGACAGGCGTGCGACCAGTTGGGTTATCGCCGGTCTCGAGACGGGGCTGTGGTATTTTCGTGTTCGTCTTATCAATGCGTCCGTAGACCCTGCGATCGTCGGGCCATGGTCGGAAACATACACCTACAACATGTCGAGCATCCCGGACAAGCCTGCGCTCGTACTGAATAAGTCCGTGATTAACTCGGGCGACACCGTGACAGCTCGGTGGGCGTATTCGTCTGTTGACGGTTCGCCTCAGGGCTACGCTGAAATCTGCTCCGTGACCTACAGCAACAGCCAGCCCGTGTACGGTGACATCATCGCACACGCCGACGCAGGCCAGAGCGTGGAGATCACGCAGGACTGGCAGACCGGGCAGACCTACTATATGGCAGTCCGCACGACATCCGAGTCCGGCGTGCAGTCGGAGTGGTCGGAACCGGTCAGCCTGTACGTGGCTGAGCCGTGCACGATCGAGCTGGCGGCATCCTCGATCACAAGATCATCTAGCAGCCGCCTCAGCACGACGACGGTCACAGAGACCAAGACATACGACCCGAACGGGAACGTCATCGGAGGGAGTACCCAGCGGACGCAGAACTCTGCGACCTTCACCACTGGATACGACAGCGATAAGTATGAGCGGTATCTGGCAGGCGACACGGTGACGACATCGACAGAACCGAGCGGCGTCAACACTGTGGTGACGACGGTCACCACGACGTTGGAATCCTGCCCGGAGCCGATCGTGAGCGCCATGCCGATCACCGCAAACATCACCGGCGCAGGCGCTACCGGCACGACTGTGATGGCGATTGCACGCGCGGAGAACTATCACATCGATCGTCCGGACGAAAAAGACTATGACGGCTTCGAGGGCGAGACCATAGCGACGACCAGCCGTACCGGCGAAGGCCAGCTGACGATCGCACTGGACGATCTGGTCGGAAGTCTTGATGATGGTTGCTGGTACTACCTGACTGGTAATGTCTACGATGAATTCGGACAGAGCGCATCCTTCAAGTATCCGTTCCAGGTCAACTGGTCGCACAAGGCAGGCGTTCCGGATGTGTCGGTCACGGTCGACAAGTATCTGCGGATCGCCAAGATCACGCCGATCGCTCCGGAAGGGGCAGCTGCTTCCGATACATGTGACATCTACAGACTGACAGCAGACAAGCCGGAGCTGATCTACAAGGGCGCATCATTCGGCACGACTTACGTTGATCCGTATCCTGGCTTCGGAGATGCGTGCGGTCACAGGCTTGTCACGGTCACGGCGAATGGCGATTATGCGACGGCCTCCGGGCTCGGATGGCGTGATGCTGACGTGAATGACGGCGACTTCCTTGACGAAGAGCAGATGATCATTGACGTCGACGGTGAGCAGATCGAGTTGCCGTACAACCTTGAACTTAGTAATAAGTGGAACAAGGACTTCAAGCGGACGTCATATCTCGGCGGCTCCGTGCAGGGCGACTGGAACCCGGCAGTGACAAGAGATCTCTCAGCATCCACAGTGCTTGTCAGGGGCTTGGATCTCGACAGGCAGATGGCGATGCGAGACCTCGCAGGGTTCGCCGGTGTTGCGCACGTGCGGACTCCGGACGGATCCTCGCTGACTGCGGACGTGCAGATCAACGAGGAACAGTCTTATGACACCAAGAAGGTCAGTTACTCACTGACGATCTCGGCGGTCGACCCGGAAGAGCCTGCAGGCATGACGCTCGATGAGTGGGAAACGTTGCATCCCGTGAATGAATAGGAGGGCAGAGGATGAACTGGAACACCGGCTTCTCAGCCCTTTACGATCTAAAGAAAGTTGACCCTGCAACCTGGATGGATGTGGGGTCATTCGATTTTGTCTCCGGCACGATCGACCGCACTGGCACCGGCCTGATGGAGTCAGCCGACCTGACCATGACGGAGGATCCCGGCGAGTGCTGGGTGCGCGTGTATCTGAAAGCGCGTCAGGAATCGAGCGGCGCGAGGGTTGCGCTGTTCACCGGCCTGACATCTACACCGTCACGGTCGTTGGATGGAACTCGCATCACGTACACGGTCGAATGCTACAGCGTTCTGAAATCGGCTGCTGACATTCTTGTGCCGCGTGGGTATTACGCTCCGACGGGCTCGGATGCGGCTCAGCTGGTCGCGAGTCTGCTTGCTGTCGGCCCTGCGCCGGTAGTGGTGGACGGAGAGAGCCCCGGATTGTCGGAGGCCATAGTCGCGGAAGACAGCATGAGCCGTCTGGATGTGGCATGGCTGATTCTGGAAGCGATCGGGTGGCGGTTACGCGTCACCGGCGAAGGCGTAGTGCATATCTGCGAGAGAGCGTCCGATTCGTCGGCGGTGTTCGATACTCGCGACAATGATGTGGTCGAGTTGGCGATGACGGACGCGCAGGACTGGTTTTCCGTACCAAATTGCATCCGGGTGCTGTCTGGCGACCGATACGCCGAGTATATCGACGATGATCCGGACAGCGCAGTCTCGACGGTCAGCCGAAAGGCTACCAGAGGCGGAAGCGGTCAGATATGGATGAGCGACACCGCGTCATCTGTCGGAGACGGTGAGAGCCTTGCCGAGTACGCCATGCGCATCCTGAAGCAGAAACAGGAACCGGCACGGACGGTGAGTTACTCAAGGCGGTATCGGCCTGACGTGCTGGTCGGCGACCGCGTAACGCTTCATCTGTCTTCCGTCGGGATTGATGGTGAATTCAAGATAACATCCCAAACAGTTGCACTCGGCTACGGATGCCGAACGTCTGAGGAGGTGGTCGCGGTATGAAGGGCATCGCAAGATTGCTCGCGTCTTTACGATCGGAGCAGAAGAAGAGCGGTTCGGATTACACCGGCACCGTGACGATGGTCAAAGGCAGTACCGCTTATGTTCGGTTTACTGGTGCGGAGATCTCCGATACACCTGTGAGCATGAGCGTTGACTGCAAGCCCGGCGACAAGGTTCGCGTCAGGGTGGCGAATGGGCGTGCCTGGCTGACGGGCAACGACACGGCACCGCCGACCAATGATACCGAGGACATCAAGGTGGTGAAGACTGAAAACTCAGCACTGATTGAGAGGATCAGGGTGCTTGAAAACCGGCTTGACGAAGTGCCCTATATCCTCTCCGGGGACATCGGCGGCGCTATGACGATCGAGTCCGGGGCTACCGGCGGCGCAATCGGTACGTTTGGCCCGGAGTTTTTAACGCCGCCAAATTTCTTCACGGAATTGCAGACTTCCAACATTTCGCCACAGATCGGAAGGGTCACCGTATCGACAGAGTCCGTGGACACCCGGGGCTATAAAATCAGCATCCATAACGCATCGTCAATCGCTGTATTCGTCCTAGTCCGGTGGGTCGCAATCGGGCGCTTGAAGCGGTAATAGGAGGTAAAGACATGTATAGAGGAACAACGCCAACGCTCACGTTCAACCTTCCGATGGCGGTCAGCACGCTGTCGGAATACTGGGTCACGGTGAGCCAGCACTATGACAACATCCGGATCGACAAGGACAGCAGTGACTGCACGGCGAGCGGCTCGACTATCACGGTCACGCTGACACAGGAAGAGACGCTGAGACTCGTGCCTGACAAGCCGGTGTACATCCAGCTGCGTGTGCTGACGACCGGCGGCGACGCCATGGCGAGCGAGGCATTCAAGGCAACGGTCGCTGACGTACTCCGGGAGGAGGTGATCGCATGACGTTCGAGGTGCAGTTTGATCTTGACGATAAGTCGCTCGTGCTCCACGACACATCGGCGGCGGCAGCTGAGGCGGCGGCGGAGAGGGCTGAGGCGGCGGCAGCGATCCTCGAGGATGTGCAGCTGAGGGCAGCAGGTGATGGCACAGTGACTCTGAGCATCGGAGGGCAAACATGAAAATCAATATTGCAGTTAATGAGTTTGCCAGTGGTGCGATTCCTATCGGCAGACAGGGTGAGAGAGAAGCACGGCAGGTGGTGTTCGACCTGTCGTGGATGGTCGAGAACTTCGGTGACGGCACGGCGGTCTTGATGCATCAGCGGTCACAGGACGGCCTTCCTTATCAGGTGGATGCGGTGCAGGACGGGAACACGCTGACATGGACGGTCACGGATACCGACACGGCGTTTGTCGGGTACGGCAAGGCGGAGATACGGTGGACGGTCGGTGATGCGCTGGCTAAGACGGTTATCTATAAGACCAGAGTCGCTGAGAGCATCACGGGAGACACGGAGATTCCTGACCCGTACCAGAGTTGGTACGATGCGATGGTCGAAGCGGTCGGTCAGGAAGCAGAACAGAAGGCCGAAGTGGTCGCAAGGGAAGCGGCGGTCGATGCGGTATCAGGATACGTTGAGCAGGCGAGTGCATCGGCGGAGTCGGCGAGTGAGTCAGCACAGTCAGCGCAGGCATCAGCGGAGAGTGCGGCACGGTCGGCGGAAGCACTGAGCGGTCTGTCGGCGGTTATGACGGCAAGCGGAG